ACTTGCGTTTAGGGCTCTTGGCCTTGGACTTGCGTTTAGGGCTCTTGGACTTGCGTTCAGGGCTCTTGGCCTTGGACTTGCGTTTAGGGCTCTTGGACTTGCGTTTAGGGCTCTTGGACTTGCGTTTAGGGCTCTTGGCCTTTGGTGACGTTTCAGAGAATCGTTCAAAATAATCTGAGAGAGGAGAAGTACCGGTGGTTTGAGGTGAGTCATCGACAGTTTGGAAATCTAATTCTTCAATGTTATCGTTAACACTAGAATCCAAGTTCGAAGTAGATGGGATGGAAGGAAGAGATAATGGTGGACGACTTGGATTGCTTCCAACAGATGAGATATCTGAAAATGTAGGAGATGATTGCTGATAGTTTATGTACCGCCCAGCCTTAGCCATTAGTATTATTAATATAATATAACGGTATAAAAAAATTACAAGAAATAAAACTTTAATTTAAAGTTGTTAACACTGTAACATAAAACTATGGAAGACACCCTTGAGTCATTCATACCGGAACAAGCTAATAGAAAGCGCGTATTTAAAAAACTGTACGAAGTCTTGGATAAACATGCAAATACAGAGTACTACTTGTCGGATAAACATGAATATGACGAGCATTCATTGACAAAAATGGCATTAAACTTGGAACGTGGAATTTTCAATTACGTTTTACAACAACAATTACACTTGAGAAATAAAAATTGGTATCCTTTGTTTCAATCTACTTACATTAACCGAGCTGTGACTGTTCACAACAATTTAAAACCAGATAGTTATATTAAAAACCGAGGTTTATTGAAGCGGTTGTTGGATAAACAAATAAACGAGTTCGAATTATGTTACTTTGGTCCTGAAGATATGTTTCCTGAACGTTACAATGAAATACAAAGGAAACACTTGGACAAGAATTCCGGATTTAAACCCAAACCAATAATGGATGATTCAGATGGTATGTTCCGATGTGGCAAATGCAAAACTTACAAGACCAGCTATCACCAGTTACAGACCCGACGCGCAGACGAGCCAGCCACAACGTTTGTGACATGTCTTAATTGCAATAATCGGTGGAAGTTCTGTTAGTAAAAAAGTAATTTAAAGAAATTAATCATAATTATCATCATCATTATTATGAAGACAGATCCTGTTTGCAAAGAGTGTAATAAAACGTTTTTTGTCTTTGTCAAACTATTATGTACATCAACGAGAAAAGCACACGTTTAGAAGTACAATAGATGCCAAATGTATATCTTGTGTAAAAGATTTTAGAAGTGTGATTTTCAACAAATCCAAAAACTTAAGTTATGATAAATGCTATTTTAATAAAAATGGCTTTAAGAAATGGACGATTGGAATTCAATAAACAATACAAGAAATGAACAAGTTTCATAGTACATTGTTAGGATCGTTAGTTGTACTTCCATCTGTTATGTCCACAATAGAACCGATTTGCCGGGGATTACTTTACAATAACATTTGCATTGAGGCCGTAGAACTCAATAACAATGAAGCTATAACTACAAGATATTGGGACTGTTGCAAACCATCATGTGCTTGGCCTGGGAAAGCTCCTGTAACAAATCCAGTCAATACATGCAACAAAAGAGACGTAGTCCATGTAAATAAATTTGAGCAAAGTGCTTGCACAGGTGGCAATTCATTTACTTGTTCCAATCAAGCTCCATGGAATGTTAGCAATAATCTTTCCTATGGGTTTGCAGCCATTCATATCAAAGGAAATGAAGAATGGAATTGGTGTTGCAATTGTTATGAATTAACTTTCCAAGACGCTCGGTTAAAAGGTAAAAAAATGATTGTACAAGCAACAAACACTGGTTATGATTTATTAAATAATCATTTTGATATAGCGATACCTGGAGGAGGACAAGGTATATTTACAGGATGTTTTACACAATATGGTACAAATTGGTACCCAGAAACAAACAGATATGGTGGTGTATCTCTCTGGAAAGAATGTTACAAGTTACCTAGTACATTGAGAACAGCTTGTTTATGGAGATTTAATTGGTTAAAAAATGTTGATAATCCTAAAGTAACATTTAAGATGGTAAGTTGTCCTAAAGTTCTAACAGATATCACAGGGTGTAAACGAAATATATAATGTAGTTTTAAATTGTGAAAGAAACAACGCTTAGGGTGTAAGGTTTGTGATTGAGTGTTTTGTGTTTTCTTTACAAAACTTCCATTTACTGCCATAATTCGTACAATTAACAAACGTGGTAATGGGCTGTGTTGAGACTATGCAAATCCAACAATTACAAACTTTAACTATTATTACTCCAATAATCTTGAAATAAACAAAAATTGATTTAAAGGTAATGGTAAAATAATGTCAGTACTTTCTGATAACAATTTGATTTAATCTGTCGAAATGTCTTCAAACAACGTTAACACACAAGATAATGGTGATGGTTTTCAAAAGGTTCAAAGGAGACGTCGTGGGCAGGAGTCGGACAAAGTATTCCAACTTCAACAGCAGATCAAGAATCTACAACGTCGTTACAATAGTGCCAGAACTGATTTATTGAAAACTGATGACACATTCATTGTACGCATGGAGTTACCAGCAACGAGTTTCAAGTGGGAACTAAAAGAAGATCAAATTTTGCTAGTTAGTCAACAAAAAGTGCAAGAAGAATACGAGGGAGCCAAGGAGGTATACAGAGAATGTAGATACGGTCAAAATATACGTCGTGTAAAACTTCTTGGAAAAGTAAAACCAGAGCCAATTAGTGAATCATACAATAATGGTGTTTGGGTGATCCGATTTGCTAGACTAAATAATTTACCAGAGAATGTACCAGTGTTTGAGCAATCACATCATGAACAACCAACACTTGAAATAGATTTTGAAAAGCTGACTTTAGGGGACATCTCTAAGTCTTGGGCGGACGAAATGTAGTAAGCGAAGGGAAGTCAAGTGAACTGTGGTGTAGTTAACGAGTTTTTAAAATTTCAATAACATTGTTAATAAATACTACAAATATTAACAATGAAAATAAGTTCGGTTATTACCATTGTTGTTACCTGTACATTAGAACATTTGGGATATTTTGGTTTAAGATATACCAAAATTAAACTTTCAGATGTCGTAAGCTTAACAAAAGACACAAGCAAAAGATGATGTCATTGAGAAATTGTGCATTTGTAGAAAGCTTGAAAGAAAAGTCTAGAGAATTCCTTTGGTGTCAAATAGTGGAGACAACAGAGGCTTGTACATCAAAAACATATTGTAATTGCGGTGTCATTAATGAGAATTTAGGTTGTCAAGAAATTTTCACTGTACTGAGTGTGGTGTAGAAATGGATAGAGATATAAATGCATCAAGAAATGTGATGTTAAGACACATGACATTAAACAAAAAGAGTAGTTCTTAAGAACTACGTTGAGGCCTAGCTCCTAGGATTTTGATTGAAGGCAGGTGCGTTATTGCTATGACAATTCTTGCATGACTTAGTGTATTTTACGAGTCTAAAGACAAAAACATTTTATTCGAAATGTTTAAAATATACGAGTTCAACCTAGGCGTTACGTAATATGTATCAATTTCAAAACCATTTAAAAAATAAAATCAGGATTGTGTTAGGTGCTGCTTGTCGTGCAACAGCGGAACTAGATGACAACAGAATATTATTCAGAGAATACTTTCAACCAGAGATCTTCGAGCAGCTTTTCTAATGTTACACTGATTTTGCTTTCAACACTTTAGCTTTTATCACGCAACCGCGCTAACAACGCATATTTTTCTATAAAAAAAAATTGATTTTGATACCGGTGAAATAAACCTTACTAATACAACTAAAGATGTATGTTGGTATCTGGGATCCAAGCCGAAGTTATCGTAAGGGTGACATCGTTTACATTCAAGAGAATCTAATGTATTATACATGTGCTTTGGAACATGATTCTAATCATCTAACTTACCCAAGCAAAGAAGACATTTATTGGGTTTATATTGACAGTAAATTTCTAAGTGAAATATCTTTTATCAAACCAAGATCATTTACAACAGATAACATTCCTAATTTTGGAAATTTCCTTATGAATCAACCAATCACATCGGTACCACCAAGTACCCCTGAGTTAGCCAATATGCCATTACCAAGAGAAACATCCAGCCCGGAACCGATTAGACTAGCGTCAGAAACAGAATTAGTACAAAAACAAAAGCGGGAAAATTTGAAACGAAAGTTACGTCAAGCAGAAAATTCTGTAGATAATTACAAACGACAACGTACCAATAGCGAAATCACGGATCTGCGCGACAAGTTACTGCTGCTTAATGTCGATGTGGGAACAAAGTCTTTTTTATTGGATAAATACGATTTGACTCGGAAGGCAAGTGGTTCAGATTATTCAAAAGGCATGGCATGGTTGAAAACGGTTGTTGGACTGCCCTACGGAAAATACAAACAACTGAAGGTGAAGGCAAGTGATCCTCCAGAAAGAATCAAGGCTTTTTTTGAAGATGTTAAGGCAAAGCTAGACAAGAATATTCATGGTCTCGAACAAGTGAAACAAGAAATATTGGAATACGTGGCTCGTAAGATTACAAATCCTAATGGTAAAGGTCACATTCTTGCTTTGTGTGGACCTCCTGGAGTGGGCAAGAGTAAGATTATCAAGGGTTTGGCTGGAGCTTTGGAACTACCATTTTTCCAAATTAATTGCGGTGGACTAAACGATGTATCGGTATTGACGGGACATAGTGAAACCTATATTGGATCTAAACCTGGTAAAATTGTAGAAATTCTCCAAAATGCGAACTATATGAATCCAATTATCTACATGGACGAAGTAGACAAGATCAGTGAAAACAAATCAGTTGAGATTAGCGGTGTTTTGACACATTTATTGGACGAAGAACAAAACAACAAGTTCCAAGACAACTACTTGTCCAGTGTGAATTTGAACTTATCCAAAGTTTTCTTTGTGTTGTCATTTAATGATATTACCAAAGTGGACGAAATCGTGTCGGACAGACTCAAGATTATTTACATCCAAGAACCATCGTTGGAGCAAAAGGTGCAGATTTGCCATGACAAAGTCATTCCAGAGTTGTTGGCATCAGTCAATTTTGATCGAAATTGTGTCATCAGAATTGACAAAGAAGTGATTGAATACATTGCCACACAAAAGTGCGATAAAGAAAGTGGGGTTAGAAAGCTACGCCAAGCCCTTGAAAAAGTGTTCAACAAGCTAAACTATGATATCCTTACCGGTACTACGGATAATTTGTATATACACAAGACACAAGAGCAAGAAGACACAACAAAAGAACTGGCATCTACCAAGGAAAAAACAATTTACAACATTACAAGGCGCTATATTGATGCTACCTTAGAAACAACCAGCCAAAACCAGTCGTACTTGTCTATGTATATATAATGCCATGTGTGGGCGTGTACAACCAAATATTTATCCTCTAGCCAATAACATATACACGGCAACGAAAATCAATAAAATGCCTAAATAAGCAAAACGTTGTTCTTTTTGAATAATCGTGGGCAGGTAATTTCTCCACGGAGCGTCATTTGGTTTAGCAAACAGGTCATCAATTATTCCTGTTACACTGCTTGAAATATTTCCGTTGATTTGATTTAAGGTCATATTACGAATACTGGATGTTTTATTGGTTTGATACGCTTCTTCAATGATATAGTTAGCTTCTTGTTGAATGGTGACGAGTTCCCTTTCTCGTTGTTCATTAGGGATAAAAGGGTTAGTAGTCAATTTACTACTGCGGTCTTGTTGTAGAATAGGGGTTGGGTTGGCTACATTGGCGATAACTTTATCTGACATAGACATTATTACTAGTGTATAAGTATTAGTATTAGTATTAACAAGCAAAAAAACTACAGCAATATTAAACTTAACAAAAGTAACTGTTGATAAAATAGTTACTTTTTCATCTAAATATTAGAAGTACTTTGGTTTACATCATTCATATCCAAATCATAAGTTGTTTCGTATTTGGGATAAATGGTTGACGTGGTACCTTTATCGATACGATTACCTTCAAGTTCATTGGAGTTTTCGTAACGGTCACTTGGTTGTTCCGGAGGGGCGATAGGAATGCTGGTTGCAGGGATAAAACTTGAGAAATAAAATAATTTTTGAGAGACGTCTCTGATGGTGGTATTGATTTTAAGAATAACAATATCCAACTGTGATGCAGTGTTTTGATCATTTTGGTAGGTAAACTTCAGGTTCTCGATACCCATACGAGCGAGTTCCAGTTCGGACATCAGCAACTGCATGTTTTCACAATTTTTGGCATATTCGTCATATTGACAAAAGTTTTTGTTCATATATTTAGAGTTTAGAATAGTGTTCAAGGCGGCAATAGTTTCGGCAATGATACTATTGATTTCGAATACGGCTTGCTTTCGTGAATCGCTAGACAAAAAGCGTCTAACAGGTTGGATATAAGTGTCCGATTCCAAAGAAATGATTCCGTCGTAACTGCGAGCGATCCGCCCGTTTTTTTGAATTTTGCTGAGGATCTTCAAGTTAATTAAAAGATTATCTGAAATCATTAACTTGTGTTTGTATTACCTTTAGAAATTACTTTTGTAAAAAAAACTGAACTTAACAAAGACTAATTTAGGGATAAACATACATCCGATATGAATAGACCGACATGGGACCAATATTTCATTACCATAGCCAGACTAACCAGCACGCGAAGCAACTGTTTGAAACGACAAGTAGGATGTGTAATTGTGAAAGACGACCGTATTTTATCACTTGGTTATAACGGTACTCCACGTGGAACAAAAAATTGTTTTGAAGGAGGATGTCCGCGTTGTTCAGAAGTAAAAGAGTCTGGAAATCAATTAGACATGTGTATGTGTTTACATGCAGAAGAAAATGCGTTGTTATACGTAGGACAAAAGGAGTTACAAGACAGTACGTTGTATGTGAGTTTAATGCCTTGTGTAGGGTGTGCTAAAAAGATTATACAATGCGGTATCAAACGAGTAGTTTACGTAGATAATTACAATCCAAACTTGGACAAAATCGGTCTATGTCTACTTAGCACTTGCGGTATCGAAGTACTACAAGTATAAGAAGGATAATTGTTGGTGCGTGTTTAAAAAAATGAAAAAGAATACTTACTTAAAGTAGGTACAGTTGATTGTTTAGAAATCGATTACATGCAAAATGTCTTCAGTTAAAAAAACGCAAGTGACAAAAGACCAATTAACCAACCGTATAGATTTATTAAAAAGAGAAGTGCAATATCTAATTGATAAGAAAAAAGACATCTTGGTAAATGTGACCAGTCAAAACAAAGATAAGCAATTGACTCAAATCGACCAAGACAAAATGGAAAAAATAAAAGAAATAAAACGTTCAACACAAAACTTGAAGCTAATTGCTGTTCAAGAAAGGGAACAAAAACAACGTGCCAAAGAATTGACGATGGTTTCGCGTGCAATAGACAGTATCGAATTTGGTGGAGCCAAAAAAAGGAACCGACCTGATGCAATAGAAAAAGCTAAATCTGCCAAGGAATTGAGAGATCAAGCCCGAGAGACGTACAACGCATACGTAGAGTATTGTGAAAAATACATGGCGGTGGATCCATCTGATGTGCCCGCTATGTTATTTTTACACGACTCAGTGCTTGAAAAATATAAATTATGTCCGTACATCAAGCTAGATATTGAATCAACAGAACCTTCACAAAAGGTGACATCAGATGCCAGTGAAAGACGTAAGGCTTGGTTACAACAACAACAAGACGAGGGGAAACTATACTTTGACTTGTATGAAAGAATAGTATTGAAGATTCAGCTAAACCAATTACAAACCGCAATTACGGACAAACAACACCAAATAGAAGAAATGGCCACAGACAACATGTCCGACACGCAAAAAGAAATATTTAACAGTAGCACAGAGTTTATGCGGGAGTATACCGGCACATATATCAAGACTAAGCGGCTGAAGGAAAGATACAAGTCGTTTATTCACAATTTATCGGTTTTATATTCTGAAACTGGAATGTCATTACACGAATACTTTGATATCAAATACAAGACAAATTTAATGATCAATGAAATCAGAAACGGAAGCAGCACTGGTAACAGAATTTTAGGAGAAATGTTTTCTAATTTAGTTACGGAACTAAAAGAACTCATGGAAACAATAGAAACGGAACAAAGGTATATCAATAACACACTAAGAAATGTGAAACATGAACTGTATTTATTGCATACCAATCAAAAATACACCGATCAAAAATATTCCAATACAAATACCCAAAACATTGTTCAGATTGGAAAGTTTTTCAAGAGATGGTCTACATTGACAAGAGTAGAACAAAATGATAGGTTTATGTCATTTGCCATGTATTACGTGGAGAAGTTTGCAGTGCAAGGAAAACTATTGGCTGACATAAATTGTAGTAAGGACGACATGGTTGAACAGTTATACAAGTTGTTGTCAGAGTCGTATGAGGCAAAAACGCTCATTTATCGAGACTTCACCTGGAATACAAATAAAGGTATGATAGAAAATATGAAAGTTATTCGTTACAACGAACAAACATGTCAGTTTCATTTGTCAGACAAAGCTGGTAATCCAATAGCCCGACGAAAGATGAACGAGGAGCAAAAACGAGGGTGTATCAAAACAGTGATTACTAAAGAAACGGAAAAGGTGATTAACGAAGAAATCCTGTCTTATGTAATTAGAATCGTTAAGAATGAAGACTATCAAACACCGGAGAAGAAATTGACAGATGATCCAAGCAATAAAACAAAAAAATCAAAGTCTAAGAAAAAGCATACTCCAAGTACCAACAAGGACCTATGTATTGAACGGATTAAAGAAAAACTTAAAATAAAAAAGTTATCGTTAAATGATAAAGCAATACTTGGGTCAAAATATGATAATATCTACCAAGTAGTCAAAACAAATGAAATGAATGAATAGGGTGGATAGAACCCAACAAGGAGTAGTGGATTGCTACTCTACATGGAGACAAACTAGTGTTAAATTACAACTGAACCAGACGTGTCAGTTTTTGTCAACGTGTGAATCTATCGGTCGATGTGAATAGTTAGCAACGGAACAAGTTTAAAATATAAATTTTTTAACCGTTTATATTTTAAGTTCTGAAGCGATGGGAGCCTTATCATTTGTACTTTACAATCAAAACAACCCTCCGGTCAACAAAAGTTTTACAGATGCGTTCATGAACATGAAAAATCGTGGTCCTGATGATACCGTATATCGTGTCGAAAATAGCGTGGGTATTACCAGATTTAACGAGGACCAAGTGCGAAGAACACTTAGCAAAAGAGAAATATCTGAGTATACTCCATTTACTTACATATACGGATATCATCGTTTATCAGTGAATGATTTGACCATGGATGCAGCACAACCATTTACTGACCCGATACTGCACAAGGTGAAAAAGTATCCAGAGTTACAATCGCGTCCGCAAAGACATCTTATATGCAACGGGGAAATCTATAATTACCAAGAGCTTGTGCAAACGGAAGGATTCACAGACCGAGACATACAATCAAATTGTGACGTGGAGGTTATACTACCGATGTACATAAAATATGGATTGGAAGGTACATTAAAGAAATTAAATGGAGATTTTAATTTTATATTGATGGAAAATCTTAATACGTTTGACTTGAAAACCACCAACATTTTTGTAGTCAGAGACATATTAGGTGTCAAACCATTGTATATAGTAAAATATAAGAACAACGGTACTAAAAATGGTATATTTTACATGTTCACTTCTGAATTAAAAGGCATTCCGGAATCTATTTTCACAGATCCGGACTATCAAATCCGTGAAGTTCCACCAGGAACATTCTGGTCATTTCAGAATAGCGTGATTGAACGTGGTGAGAATGAATTTCTTAGATATAGTGACTGGAACGTTTATCGCGAATTATCTGCCTGTAAAATCATAACAGCTGAGCCGTCTGTCATTGAGGGAATGTACAAAAACTTGTATCAATGCGTGAAGGACTCTGTGATAATGAGATATCAGTCGGCAGAAGTTCCTGTAGGAGTATTATTGTCAGGTGGTTTTGATAGCTCTATTGTATTGAGTTTGATAGCGAGTCACATAGTTGCTCAAAATCAAGTTCCACCAAAGCAATTGTACGCATTTACTATAGGGGATGTTGATGAAGCGGAAGTTCGGATGGCACAAGAGTGTGTGAAATTTTTGGAAAACAAGTTTGGTATCGACATCATTCATCACATTATCACTTCTACGGACACTCAATTGTTGTTTCAACGTGGGATACTAGAAGAAACCGCGTATGTGTTGGAAACTTATGATCCGACAACAATCAGAAATGGGATACCGTTGAGTTGTATATTTAAGTATATCCGAGAACACACTCTCGTGAAGGTATTATTGACAGGAGAAGGATTAGACGAATTGTGCGGCTATCATCAATTGTTTGAAAGTGATGATGCCAATTTCCAGAGGAAAAGTGTGAGGTTATTAAAAAACTTGAGTAAGTATGACCTATTAAAAGGAGATAAGCTGGCTGGCAGGTATGGTTTGGAGTTGCGACATCCATTCTTAGACCGAAATGTAGTAGAATATATATTACAAATTCATCCCAGATTAAAACGACCACAGATCTACGATTCAGCTATGCAGCCGATAGAAAAGTATATTGTACGAAAAGCCTTTGAAGCAGATGAATTATTACCTAAAGTTGTATTGTGGAGAACGATACAGGATACATCGGAATGTTTCAATGAACTGAGCAAACAATTACAGGAGTATATATCAATAAAATATCCAGGTGCTGACGAAACTACAGTGTATCAAACTCTTTTTGATATTCGTTTTAATGATTCTAGGTCTATACTACCAAGGTATTGGGACGATATATGGAATTAGACCACTAATTGTTGGTAAGAATATGCAACACACTTATCTTGTGGTCGTTTTAATCTAAATAATTAATTATAATTCTTTTTTCTGGCGTAAATGTAAGTAATTCGTTGCGATGATAGAAGAAGCAATGTCCGCGAGTGTGTTTGCACTATTTGTTGTATTATTTGTTGTGCTATTTATTGTGTATTGGATGCAAAACACAGAATGTGAAAACAACTTTACAAAGTTGCAAAAAAAATACGATGATGACACAAAACCATTAAAATTTCAGGTGGGTGATTTGAAAACAAAAATATTTGAGACGACACAAGACAAAGATCAGCTGAAAAAGGACATCGATTCTCGGGACACAAGGATTAAAAAACTGGAACAAAATGTGTATGGTAAATTTGATAAAGGCTATATCGTTTCTGATAAAGAACGGAGTTGTGTTACCATATCTGACATTACAAAGGGTGATTACAGTATCCTGCAATTAAATGTGACATGTAAGAACCCGGAGAAGATTGACATTTTTTCCTACGACCCTGTTTACAAACAATTACAAGTGACCATGGGCAGCAGCGTCAAATGTGTTGATTCAATGAATGAAAATGACGTCATTGTTAGTGATTGTATCAAAACCGCTCACAAACAAAAGTTTAACTATTTCCCACTCTACGATGGCAGATTCAAGTCTATGTTATACAGCAAATGTTTAGGATACAATGCGGACAACAACATCATTGAACTGCAAAAATGTGGGGAGATTACCAACATTCGCACACCAAAAGAACTGCAAAACACACATTTGTTTTTTGAAAACAATATTTAAATATACCCCAACATTCGTTCGAATATTTGCTATTTTATGTATAGATAGACTAAGACAAACACTTTATCACATGGATACAATAACTGATATGCTTAGTACATTCTTCGTAGCTAGAAATAGACGTCCTGCCAGTCGGATTGACAGCAAAAACAATCAACAAGTTATCGAGAGTCCACCCCCAGAAGCAGTTGCGCATGAAGAACCGGTTGCAATTGACGCTGGTTCAAAAAAATCTTCATTATATTCAGGAAAACAATCACGTACAGAATCTGAATCTGAATCTGAATCTGAATCTGAATCTGAATCTGAATCTGAATCTGAATCGGAAAAGTCTCACTCGGATACTGTTACATTTTCTGACACAAAATCAGGTGCTTCCGAATCAGAGCACAAGCCAAAAGACTTGTTGAAAAAGTACATTTTACGTGCCATTGACATGTACAAGAAGAATATAATGATTGTAAACAATGACCAAAGTGAAAACATGGCCATGTTAAGTGATTTACTGCACACTTTTAGTTTAATGAATCGTGTGGAGGAAATTTATAACAGCACGATATACGTTGTGTCATCAGCTGAAACAAGGGACTATTACAAAACAATGCTGTTTGAGAACCCGTATTTATATTTTACAGACTTTAAAATCAAACAATCTTTAGCCAAACAAAAAGTAAAGGAACTGCAATGTAATGATAGCAAGCGGACAATAGTGATTGTACAGTACACAGAAACTAAAGACCCTGAAGAATATCTTGAATTGCTGAAGGGAAATGTTCAACTGATCATAATCGGGAACATATCAAAACCGATGGTAGAGTTGTACAAACAGTTAGGAGACAACAAACTACTGATGCATAAAAAAGAAAAGTTGAAAAGTTTACAGAAACTGTTCTTTGATAAAGTCTTACGTATAATATGCTCTGGACAGTGGTCCAGTAATTCAACTTTTGATTTTAATGACTATTTTCAGCAAGTTAACGTGGATACGTTCGGTATAAGATACATTGTAATCAAAAATAAAGAACTTCGTTATTATTAACGAATTACTATTTACTATTAATAAATACTAATTTTAATAATAGTAGTAATACAACAGTAATACAGTAACAACTATGCAGGGCCCACCAGACTTTTCTGAGTACCACCGAGACAACACTCCCAAGTTCAGTTTAGCCGGTATATGTAATTATGCCCGTTTGGTGGACGTGTATGATGGTGATACCATGACTTGTATCATTCCTTTCGAGGACAAGTATTTTCAATTTGCTTGTCGTTTAAATGGTATTGATACGGACGAGATAAAAAATAAAAACATGAAACAAAAAGAACTGGCGTATCAAGCGCGACATCATGCATTACAATTTTGTTGTCCTGAATACCACTTGGATGTCAATACATCTAGGCATGAAATACAGGATTACTTAAGACAAAATGTCACTGCAGTTTGGATAAAGTGCTACGAATTTGATAAATATGGTAGAGTTATGATTGATTTGTACAAGGAGCCTGAACAAATAGAACACTCGTTGACACAACATCTATTGGCCAAGGGCCTAGGATATGAATACCACGGGGGTACAAAAAAGCAACGTGCTGAAGTATAGGGCACTTTATATTGTCGTCGTCGTCATCCTTTGTAAGAAAGCTTCTTGATAAGCCTCAGTAACTGGAGTTCCCATTTTTTTGTAATCGTATGTTCCGCCGTAACTTTTGGTACAATCAAAGTAATCCATGGTTTTATGTTCGTATGGTTGGATATTAGGAGAGGTTTCTGATTCGCAAATAGATTCGGTTTTAGGTTGTTCTAAGGATGTGTCGTGATGCAGTTCTTGTGGTTGTTCTTCTTTTTCCGATTTATTATGTGTGTCTAAAATACCAGTCTTTTTTTTGTAAATGGAAAGGTAAATGTACCTGGTAATGGCACTACCAATACCCAAAGCAGAAATAGCACCTGAAGTTACTCCAAATCCTGTAATAAATGAAGTTACAATTTGATGTTTCCACTGCATTACTTTTTGGATGCTTTTGGAATGCTTTAAAACATTTGTTTTTAAATTAAATTGTATTAAGGTAATATAAATTCAGAATGGAATCAATGTACATTGTGTTAGCCGGTATAATTATGTTGGTCATAGTTGGTATCATTGTATACTACTCCACATCTTACTCTAGTACAACAAGCCAAAACGAACAAGATGTTCGTGTCAAAATCCGTGTCAAAAACATGGGAACAAAAGATCAGCAATTCTACAACCAAAACCAATACTAATCAAGTGGGTATGATGGTAAATGAATCTAGGCAAACTGGTAAATTGAACATTGAAGGACAATGACCTTGAAATCAATTGTCAATACGAAATCAATAATAAGTCATTTAAAACAAGTATTATTGAAGAGCAAACGCTAGCAATTGAATGTTATTAGCAATGTTCAACAATGTAGACATTTATTTAGGAGCGACACACTCACCACCAAAAACGAATCCGTTGTACACAAGGATGGTAGCGATATAAGGAGCATTTTCATCGTTGAATTGAACATTGTATGGCAATCCGGTAGCGTAAGCGATTTTCATTAGTTTCTCTTTGCCGCTCTTGGTTTCAGTTTTGGCCAAGAGTTCATTGAAAGCATAAGTGACAGCGTCTTGCATTTTAATGTTATCGCCTTCGAAAGCATTTTGAAGGTCAGCTAAAGTAATTTTATGGCAGCCTGGGTAGACGACCGCTTTAGGCTCAATGAGTTTGAACTTGGAATCTGATTTGGCATTCGCGTCGAAATCAGCAAAGGATTCCAGAATGCCTCTACCGGCTACCAAATTGGTACCAAAAACAAAAATCACTGCGAGCAGAATGGCTAATTGGAAGTCCACTTCGCTGAAGTAAGCGATCAAAGTAAGAGCACCGATTTTAACAAAAGTATTAGAGAACAAAGCAGAAACCGAGCTTGGAAGACGAGGGGCGAGCTGAGTAGCATAAAGAGCCAAAGACAATTTAAGAACTGCCATTATATAAGGGTTTGCAAGGGCTTTGTTCACATAAGTTTTAGCGACAGAAGAAGAAGAACTTAATAGGTCCATAATGTATATTTATATTATAATAAAATAAAAAAATTATCTGAATTAGTTTAATCTGCTGAAAAAATTTGCTGTAACAATATAGATTTGCCAAGGATGACCAGCTATTTTGATCAAGAGTGCAGAGAAAGGTATGGCAGTTATACATGTATTTTTTTAGAAACCAGCAAAAATAGGTTTGAAGTGAGACTATTAGACGGAAGTCAAGATCAGGGATTAATTTACTTTATAGATCGTATTAAGTTGGTGGAGATGATTCCAAAAATGTTGGTAAATCGATACACTGTTGTTATCATAGAAGAGATACGAAAAACAAAAGAAATTACCGCCGTCCACCTACCGATGCAGTCTCAACTGAATACACCACCTATTCTACAATAATTAGCGTCAATTTAAACGTAATCGATACTAGTAATTCAATAAAAAATTATTAGTAACATGACGATATCAGATGATTACTTTGCTTATTATGAACAATATACCAAAGAATATGGAGGGCAAACATGTATACTAATGCAGATAGGAAGTTTTTATGAAATGCAAGCAGTCCGCAATGAAACGGAATCGATTGGTAATTTGGAAGAGGTGTGTGGTTTGTTGAACATATTGGTAACAAAAAAAAACAAAGGCATTGAAACAATAGACCGAAGCAATCCTTTGTTTGCTGGGTTTCCCAAGCATGCCGTTTCAAAGTTTCTACCAGTATTGCTAGAAGCGGGGTACACAGTAGTGTTGATTGACCAAGATACTTCAACTACTCAAGGAAAAAGAAAACGATATGTAGCCGGGATATACTCACCAAGTATACAACCGTTAGATATCGTTGATGACCAAGCAAATTTAGACGGTAATAGTCTGACCAGCCTTGTTATCGAAGTGAATTCAGTTTCTATTCCGGTTTCCAGTAAAACCAGAGTGCCCAAACCACTCAGTCACACGGTCAGTTATAGTGTTGCCAATGTCAACATGACCACAGCAGTGTTTGAGTTGTACGAAGGGGGATTTGTGCTCGATAAAACACTTTCTTACGAGAGTTTATTGGATGAGATATTTCGTTTGATATTACGATATAGTAGTAAGGAAATGTTGATTTGGATCAAAGGGAGTGCGGTACCGAGTCAACTTAGCAAAGAGTTTATGGTAGAGTACCTGGATTTACATTACACGGCAGTACATCACAATATATTATTAGAAAGCGAACACAAAGAAGCAACTCAAGTAGAATATCAAAATGCGTTGTTTCGTAAGACACATAGCCATGTCGATTTTGGCCTGTTAGAGCCATTGGAGTATTTTGCTTTAGAAAGGCATCAATGCGCGGCGCTGAATGCTGTGTTGGCTTTGCAATTCATAGGTAAACACGACACCAAATACACTCAAGCCATAGGTATCCCAAAATTGATTCAGGAATATCAACATTTAGTGATGGAAATGAACACGTTGCATCAATTGGCAATCATTCCGGGAAAGAGAGGGAACGGAGCTGGTAGTACAAGTAGTCTATTTAACATTATTAACAAAACACGTACGGCAGTGGGTCGACGGGGACTGAAACAATTGTTATGTAAACCTTTCAAGGACGCGCAAACTATAGTTTCTAGATATGCTTTGTCAGAAGGTTTGTCAGCATTCACTGAGCAAAGGGAAATCAATTTAGAGAGGCTGTTGGATAATATTGGCGATTTCGAGCGCTACCATAGAAAAATGAGTTTGGGGGTATTGCATCCTTACGAACTGTATCATTTGATACATACTTACAATCGGATAGAACAGTTAGCAAAAGAACTTTATAGTTGCGAAAACAAAAACGTCCTTAAATTTTGTTTAAATCAACCCGAATACCAACGTTTACAACAACTGCAAGTCCAAGCACATGATAAGTTCGACATGGAAGAATTAAAACGATACAACTTGAATGAACCCAATCACTCAATGGGCAATTTTTTCAAGTCTGGTTGTTGCTCAGAATTAGATGATATCGATGAGAGGATAAAAGTGATTGAAGCACAAGTAGAGACATTACGTAATCGTTTGGAAAAGGCAGTTAGTGGTAACGGAGATTGGATCAAAACTATATACACGGAACAAGAAGGTTATAGCTTTAGCTGTACTAAAATAAGAGGGCAATTGTTGTCAAAAGGATTAACATCAGAAGAGTACAGTCAATTAAGTATCAAACAAGCAACCAACACTTGTAAAATCAGCAGTGAACAGTTGCAGGAACTGTCTATGGATTTAGTGAATTCGAGAGAGCTGTTCACCAAAAGAGTAAAACAACAATACATAAAATTCATATCCTATCTGTATCAGGAATACAACGGACTATTTGAATCGTTAAAAACATTTGTAGAAATTATTGACGTGTCACTTAGTAATGTAAAATGTAAGCGAACGTTTAATTACTGTGTTCCGGAAATCGACGACACCGTTGGACAAGCGTTTATTCGGGCAACAGCCATGAGACACCCAATTATCGAAAGAATTAATACAACCACACCTTATGTACCAAACGACATTGTTTTGGATTTTAAATCAAGAGGAATGGTATTGTACGCTTTAAATTCTTGTGGGAAGAGTAGTTTGTTACGCTCCATTGGTTTGTGTACTGTGTTGGCTCAATGTGGGCTTTACGTTCCGTGTTCCAAATTTGTGTTTTATCCATTTTCATCAATAATTACACAGGTGGATTTATATGACAATTTATGGAAAGCACAAAGTTCTTACGTTACAGAAATGGTCGGCTTGAGAAAAATAATGCATCTAGCAAACAAAAACTCATTGGTATTAAGTGACGAATTAACCAAAGGAACAGAAGTAATATCAGCGACGGCCATATTTGCGGCAGCTGTGTTAGAGTTGTTGGTGCGGGAATCGAAATTCGTGTTCACTACCCATTTACAAGATGTAGCTAAACTACCAGAGATAAAAAGCCACCCTAATTTACAAATTTGTCATTTGTCGGTCAACGTAGTAAACGATACCATAGTGTTTGAGAGAATGCTCAAACCCGGGCCGTGTAGCGAATTATATGGACTGGAAGTAGCAAAAGCAGTCGGTCTGGCTTCAGACTTTATGGACAAAGCATTTGCAATCAGAAATGAGTTGATTGGTAATCGAGGGGTATCCGCAAATGCCAAGCGCAGTCGATATAACAAATCAAAACGATTAGAAGCTTGTGAAATATGTGGTTATGTACCTTTGAAACCAACGGACATACCATTAGATACTCATCATATCAAATTTCAGTGTACCGCGGACGAAAACTCTTTCACAGAGCATTACCATAAAAATGCCAAGTTCAATTTGGTATGTCTTTGTAAAAGTTGTCACATAGATGTTCATCAACAAAGAATAAACATTCAGGGGTACATCCAAACCAGTAGTGGTGTCAAGTTGGAATTTACTCGACAGGAACAACCAAATTAAAACAAATTGTTTACATTCAATACAAACATAATTTATATTGAATGAACTGTATTTACCGTCTATGATTTTGTATTCGCGGTGTGTAGGGGGGCTGCTGCCAACACACTGTAGTTTTTTCTATTCACCATTTGTGGTTTTTGTACAAGTCAATGAGTGTGTCTTCAAATTCTTCAGTGAATCCTTGGTAATCACAAACAGATCCGTTCAAGAACTTGTTGCGTACTTGTTGTTTTAAATCATGCAATTTAGTGACGTCTTTAGCCAAGTCAACTGCCTTTTGGATATATTCTTCTTGACTATAAGTTACGTACTCGGCCAAGTCGCTATTTTTCATCAAACTAGAGGTAACATTTTGTGAATGATAGTGTCGAACATTATCAAACCAAGTTAATACCGGCACACCCATCATCAGACTTTCACAACTAGTAGTGGTACCAGAATATGGGAATGTGTCTAAGGACACGTCCATTTTGTTATAATCAGGAAGATGCTCTGTGTATGTATCGGAATATGGTAAGATGATCACTCGTGAAAGTACGTTTTTGTCAGTAAAAGTATCTATGAACTGTTGTTTGAGTTTGGGTGTCAAAAACTCCTTGGTTTTTATGACAAACATGGCATTGGGGATACGTTTCAAGATTTGTTCCCAAACCCCGATCACCATTTTGTTGATTTTATTGTAACGGTTGAAACATCCAAAGGTAATGTATCCATTTTTCTTGCATGGTTGCTCTTCCAATGCCGGGATTTTGTCGATCCCCATGCTTGGCGTATAAGCCAGGAAGCAACGTTTCATAAAAACAAGTTTTTCTTGATAGTACTTTTGACTCTGGGGACCATCACAAGTGCCATCTGTGATACGATAGTCCATAGAACGTACACCCGCAGAATTTGGATAACCACAGTAACTAATTTGAATAGGAGCTGGTTTCAAAACAAAAGTATCAAGACGGTTATCACCGGTATGAGCGGACAAATCAAACAAAATGTCAATCTCATGGGATTGAATCAACTGTTTAAACTCTGCTTCGCTTTTGTTCTTGACCACAAACCACTTACATTGCTTAAACATATCCTGAAGTTGAACCACTTTGACTGAATAACAGTGAACATCAAATAAGTCGTAATTAATGTGATTTAGGATACTATGGATAAAGTATGATACCGGGTGACAGATAAAATCACCAGACACAAAACCAATTTTTAGTTTTTTACCTGACTTGATCAAATCTTCCTTAGACTTACATTTGATGATTTCTTGTTTGATTTTGTAATTGGGACAACCTGTTTTCCAATCAGCAATCACCGTAGGATAAATTTTGTTAATGTTTTTATGTAGTTGTGAAATATACATCGGATCTTCAATAAGATGTGAAATATAGTTGACATCAAGTAACTTGTTCTGGTAAGCCAGAGATAGTCTTGGTTTGTATTTAAGTGCCCGATTATAACATTCAATCGCACCTGTAAAATCACACTCGTAACACTTGGCCAAGCCCATGTTCATATACATGCTGGCAATCAACATGTCTTTGTCTACTGATATGTGAGCTGACTGATAATGTTTGATACCACGTTCGTAATGTTCGATCGCTTTGTCAGTATATCTTAATTCTGTATACACCACGCCAATTTGATTGTTGATATCAGGATCGTTGGGATAGATTTTAGCAGCCAACTGAAAGTAATATAATGCCAGTTCACGATCTTGAATTGTAAAGTAGATGCTACCTAGACCATTTAAGCACTTGACCTTAAATTGTTGCAGACCTTCTACAGCTTCAACGGGTTGTTTTTCAAGCTTTAATTTGTCAATGGCTAGTTCCAACAGCCCTAAAGCTAGTTTGTAATGGTACAAACTGCTGTCTAAATTGTTAGCTCTGTGGAACATAAAACCCAAATTGTAGTGAAGTTGATAATCACAAGGATCGACCATCAACACTTGATTCAAGAAAGTAATGTTTTCTTGCACATTAGGATTAAAAATAGTCAGGTACAAAAACACCATACGGAAAAGGTCTTGTGATTGACGATGAAAAGGTTCGATTCCTAGACATTTTCTTAAATGAGCAATAGCAATGTAAAGTGTATTCTTTTCTGTATCAGAAAACGATCCTTTATTGGCATTGAGCCCCACAGTTCGCACCAATAGCTCTGCACTGATGTAGTAAGTGTTTTTAATTTGTTCTTTGTAACGGTTCACAACAAAATGATTAAGATCATCCAAGAATTGGATCATACTGTTGGATCTTTGAATACAATTTACATACTTGTCATTGTTTACCTTTTGGTTTTTAAAAAATTCTTCTTGAGCTTGGTTGTAAATACTGTTAAGTATTTCATACTGACTCTCGAATTCTTGAATGGTTTCAACCTTGGGCGGGATAATTGGTAAGCTAGACATTACGACTTTGTGGGTGTTATAGTACTGTAGTTTCTTTAGTTTTAAATTCTGTGTATTTAACGAACTGTCATACAATAGTGCCCAATAAGAATTATTTAAAAATAAATGAATAATAGAAAAGACTACAACAGTGTTACTTTAGTATGGATCCTAATTCTAAACCCAAAACTTTGCAGCAGCTGCGGCGGAGAGTAAAAACGTTACAGAAAAAACCACAACCCGAGCAGAGAACACCTGAGTGGTTCAAGCAACGCCAAACACGTATTACTGCCAGCGAAGCAGCATCATGTTTATTCAAATCTCAGCGGGTGTGTGAACCGTATGTATGTGAATTTAGTTTATCAAATTTTAAATACAAGGACACCGAACCTTTGAATCCATACGAAACCAAAGAAGACTACATTATAAAAAAGTGCTCAGCGTTTTATGGTGAATCTGTTTTCAGAGACAATCCGGCTACATTGTGGGGGAAGAAATACGAAGAGGTAGCAAATCGATTGTATCATAAATTGACCAACAAAAATGTTTTCGAGTTTGGATTACTATCACATAGTAGACTAAAATGGCTTGCTGCTAGTCCCGATGGCATTACAGAAGATGGGATTATGTTGGAGATTAAGTGTCCCAAATCCAGGAAGATTGATCCTTGTGCTCCGCCTTTATATTATTGGATCCAAGTTCAGATACAATTAGAAAGTACAGATTTGGAGTTTTGTGATTTTTTAGAATGCGAAATAGAAGAAATACCAACCGAAACAGAATTTCTAGGTAAAATACCGTTGGATCAACAAGATATAGGAATCATCTTACAAATAGCAGATTCTGGATCTGACCCCAAGTTTATTTACCCACCTGTAGACGTTCAAACCCACCAACAATATATTACATGGAAAAATACAACAGTTGAACAAACACCACAAGCTTTAGTGCCGATATATTTTGTTATCACTAAATATAATGTAATCCGAATAAAAAGAAGTCGAGAATGGTTCGCAGCAGTTAAAGACGACATCAAACAAACATGGGATTTCATTATGAAACTCCAGAGTAATCTAGAAGACTTTCAAAAGTATAAAGATTCTATCTACCGTCTTAAAAACAGGGCATTTTTAGAACGTTGGACAAATACACAATGTTTGATCATCGGGGAGGATACAGAGTTTGAGTTTGACATCAAGACAAGTGAATCTATTAAATGTGACGACGGAATAGTACATCCAAACGCTTCAAATATTGAAATGGTACATGTTGAACAAGAATCAGTAAACGTAGAGTGTTTGATTGACACAACTGAATAATGCTAGTAAAAACATTATTTTATTTTATTGTGTTATTCTAGTGTACTCCAGCGCAATCCAATGACTGAAAAACATTCTCGTCCGAGATTCTATCTAAGTCCTTACAGCGGTAGAGCAATTAAATCTAGTGGAAAACTGTTTAATGAACTACATGAACGAGGATATATCATAGATAGACATCCATGTTTATACAACATTCGTTCGGCAGAACGATGCCTCAAAAGAATTATAAGGGAATATCCGAACATATATCCTCCATCCAGTTTTATTGATATTCCCAAAACTTACAAAAAGGGTAAAGCCAGAGGATTCATTATCATAAACACTCAAGTAGTTGGATTTGTAAATAAACAAGGACACATCAAGAGGTTATCAACTCCAATTGAGGTTGCTCCTGGATTAGATGTCCCTTCGGTACAAGATCCACATCAGATGATTGACATCACAACACAACCAGTTGCAAACTTGGATGAACACACTGAAATAACACATCAAATTCAAAATGAAAAACCAATCACAGACCAATTGAACACTACACCGATAATAAAATCGCTTATTTACAACCCAATTCAAAACGACTTTATTCCTGTCACAAATGACACAAAACCTAACGTTCAAAAACAAATAATAGAAAACATTAATAGTCAGTTGATCCCCACTCGCTTACCGGAAGTAATTCCTGGCGTAGCAGGACTATTAACCCAAGGAGAGCAAGTTGTTGGAATAGTAGATACGAACAACAGACTCCAACAATTCGAAAATCCAGTTGACACGGCATCAAAAGACACTGAATCGATTGTAACTGCTGGCGAATTACAACCATTAGAACCTGATGCAAAAAACCCGCAAGCAAGCAAAACTGACTCGATTAAAACAGAAGCGATTAGTGACATTGAGAAAGAAACTGAATCACTTGAAGCGGAACCGATAAGTGAGACTGAGTCAATTAAAACCGAACCAGGAAGTAAGACTGAGTCAATTAAAACCGAACCAGGAAGTAAGACTGAGTCAATTAAAATAGAACCGGTTAGTGAAACTGAGAGCCAAACTGCGTTGATCAGAGCACAATCAATTAAATCCGATTCAGTCGAAGCACAACCAGTGAGTGAAACTGAGAGTGAAACGGAATCAATTGAAACTGAACCGGTTCGTGACACTGAGTCTCAAACGAGCAAAGGGGAATCAATTAAAACATATCCTGTTAGTGAAACTGAGAGCAAAACTGCGTTGATTAGAGCAGAATCAATTAAATCCGATTCAGTCGAAGCACAACCAGTGAGTGTAACTGAGAGCAAAACTGAGTTGATTAAAGCAGAACCAGTAAATGAAACTGAGAGTGAAACGGAATCAATTGAAACTGAACCGGTTAGTGACACTGAGTTTCAAACGAGCAAAGGGGAATCAATTAAAACATATCCGGTTAGTGACACTGGGTCTCAAATGAGGGAAGCAGAGTCTCAAACAAGCGAAGGGGATTCAAGCGAAACTGGGTCTCAAACGAGCGAAGCAGAGTCTCAAACAAGCGAAGGGGATTCAAGCGAAACTGGGTCTCAAACGAGCGAAGCAGAGTCTCAAACAAGCGAAGGGGATTCAAGTGAAACTGGGTCTCAAACGAGCGAAGCTGGGTCTCAAACGAGCGAAGGGGATTCAAGTGAAACTGGGTCTCAAACGAGCGAA